ACTGAGAAGCCTGGGATACTAAATCACGGGAAAAGTGACAAGGATAGACTCTGCATCCAGCACAGGCTCACCCCACTTTTTCATTAGTCCCTGAACAAAATCAACAATCTCCTGATCTCCTGCGGTGTCTTCATTTTTTCCGCGCTTCACCACATAAAAGACATCAGCTGCATCGAAAAGAGCTTGAGAATGGGTTTGAGGGGTTGCTGTGGAAACTGTCTGTCTAGCCATAATATGCCTCCGTTGGTCAATTCTGTATTCTATATACATCCAAAACCAAAGTAAACAATGTAAGTTTCCATTATGTGTCACCGAGTAAACAGGTGTTACACTTAACGCATGGTACGCGACCATATCGCGGCATTTGATACAGGAACGTGACCTTATTCACGGCAATTTACCTATAAGGGCAAAACTATGAGTGAGCTGCAACCAGAAGAAAGTTATGTGGAAGAACCGGAAGGCGTAGAGCCTGGCGAAGGAACTGAAGCAGAGGAACTTGAAACTGAAGATTCTTTGGGTGATCCAGAGGATTCCGAATCAGCACCGGACAGTGGTGAGAACCACGGCAAATCCATCGAGTTCTCGGAAGAGCAACAGAAGATCTTCAATGAGGCTCTAGGCAAGAAAGTATACAAACTCAGAGAAGTTGAGAGAATACTGGCGGCCAAAGAGAAGGAAAATGAAGAGCTTCGAGCTAAGATTCCAGAACAGCAAAGGCCGGATGTCCCTGATGTGCCTGACCCTTTCGCGCTCTCTGATGAAGAGTACCGGAAGCAGTTGGCAGACCGGGAGCAGGCTTTGATACAGCAGGCTCACTATGACGCTGTGCAGGAGGCTCAAAGGGCTGAACAGCAGAGGCTGATTGAAGAGCAGGCAAGATTGCAGCAAGAAGCAATGATGGAAAGCGTAAAGACTTACGCTACTAGGGCAAAACAATTTGGCGTTTCCCAAGAGGATCTCCAGGTTGCCGGGAATACCGTGGCTCAGTTTGGAATTAATGATGATCTTGTAAATTACATATTGCAGGATGATCATGGTCCACTGATTACAAAATACCTTTCCCAGAACCTGACGGAACTTGAAGGATTGAGCCAGATGGGTACTGCCCAGGCAGCGATAAGGATTGCGACAGAAATCAAAGATAAAGCTGCGGCACTCAAACCAAAGGTAAATACGGCACCAGCCCCTATTGATACGCCACAAGGCGCAGGGGTGGCTCCCAAGTCAAAGGGACCAAAGGGTGCCACGTTCGAATGAGGTAATTCGCAATGGCTAATAATTTGACAAGTAACGTCACCCGAAAGGTGGCGCGAGTTTTTCTGGACGCATTCGAGTCCAGCCGAGTTCTGACTAAAACTGTTGATACACAGTTGCTGTCAGGTAAATTTAATCCTTCCAGTGGTTCGAATGTAGACTTCAAGCGTCCGCACGACTACAACTCCATCCGCACTTCTGGTGGTGATATCAGTTCTTCTACCAAGTCTGACATCATTGCTGGTAAGGCTACTGGTACTGTTCAGGACTACATCACTGTTGCTACCGAATGGGGCAATGTTGAAGAGGCCCTGGAACTGGATCAGTTGGATGACATCCTGGCTCCCATGGCCCGCAGGATCATTACTGATCTTGAACTGAGCCTTGGTCAGTACATGCAGCAGAACTGCAACCTGCACTATGGCGCTCCCGATACTGTCGTGGATGCCTGGACTGACGTTGCCGGTGCTGCCGCCCTGATGGACTCCATTGGTGTCCCGATGGAAGGTGAGAAGTATTACGTCATGAACCCATACACCACTATGAACCTGTCAAGCGCCCAGAACGGTCTGAACGCTGCTGATGGCCTGGTTCGTACTGCATGGGAAAAGGCGCAGATTTCCAGCAACTTTGGCGGTCTGATGGCTATCACTTCCAACTCTCTGAAGTCTTTCACTTCTGGTGACGCTTCTGACCGTGCTGGTACTCTGGCATCGGCTCCTACAGCGACATACGTGGCCCACAAGGACACTATGATTCAGGACCTGGCTGTGACTGCATTCAGCGCCAACGGCACTGTGAAAGCCGGTGAGATTGTCCAGGTAACTGGTCGTAACCGTCTGTCTCTGTCTACTCGCGAGACTATTCTGGACGCTTCTGGCAACCAGATCCTGTGGTCTGGTGTTGTGACTGAAGACGTTACCCTGAATGGATCAGGCGCTGGTACTCTGAAGGTTGCCGGTCCTGCTATCTACGAAGCTAACGGTCAGTACAACACTGTTTCTTCTGCCCTTGACACTGGTGACGTGGTCACTCTGCTGGGTACTGAAGACACTGTGTACCAGCCGAACCTGTTCTACCATAAGCAGGCATTCGGTCTGGGTTCTGTCAAGCTGCCGAAGCTGTACAGCACTGACACTATCGCTACTACTGAGGATGGTATGTCCATCCGAGTCAGCAAGTACGCTGATGGTGATGCCAACACCCAGAAGATTCGTTTTGACCTGTTGCCTGCATTCGCAACATTCAATCCGTTCTTCGCCGGTCAAGGCTTCGGTGCATAACCGATTGGGAATAGGGGGTCTTCATGACCCCCTTGAACCTTATGGCAAAAGCTAAACCAGCAAAAGGCAAGGCCAAGGTCAAGGTAACGGCTTCTGGCAAGCGTGTTTCCTATGGTCAGGCTGGTAAAGCAAAAGGCGGTGGACCCAGAGTTAAGCCGGGAACCAAGAAGGGTGACGCATATTGCGCACGTTCTGCCGGTCAGATGAAGGATCACCCCAAAGCAGCAAAAGACCCCAACTCCCCACTGCGATTGAGCAGGAAGCGATGGAAGTGCCGGGGTAAGAAATCCAAAGCAACATTCGAGTAATTATTATGCCAATGGTCGATGGTAAGAAATACCCATACACAAAGGCAGGCAAGAAGGCTGCTATGAAGGCCCGGAAGAAGAAGGGCAAGCGCAAGATGAAAGGCGCAACCTATGAGTAAAGGTTTGTATGCCAATATCCATGCCAAGCGCAAAAGGATAAAGCGTCAGAAGGCAGAGGGTAAGACACCTGAACGGATGCGTAAACCTGGATCGAAGGGCGCACCGACAGCGAAGGCATTCAAGAAGTCTGCAAAGACTGCAAAGAAGCGTACCAAGGGCGCGAGGTTTGAGTAATGGCAACGGTTGCACAGGTAGCAAAAGCATCACTCCAGAGGATCCTTGTACAGGCCAGTGAAGCTGACCTTGAGGCTGACGAGTACAGTGATTTCATCTTTGCCATGAATAACTACATGGCAGAGTTGGACGCACAGGGCATTTCCTTGGGTTATACGGAGGTATCTGACCTAGGCGATGATGTGACTATTCCTACTGGGGCATTGCGTGGATTGATAGCGAATCTGGCTATTGAGGTTGCCCCGGACTACAACGGTGTTGTGTCCCAGGGGTTGGCGAAAGCTGCCCGTGATGGATTTAACACAATGAGATTGCTTGGTCAGAGAATAGCCGCGACCAAGATGCCAGGTACTCTCCCTGTTGGCTCTGGCAATGAAGATAATTCCTACGGTTTCCTAAATCACTTTTACCCTGAGTCTGAAGAAGACATATTGGCTGAGACTACTGGGGCTATAGGCTTGGAGCAAAATACCAATGGTTGATAGAGCATACGGCAGAAAAAAGAGTGATTTTGTAGCCAAGTCATCGGTTGATGCTGGTGCGTACATTGATTACTTTGTTAATGGCACGAACTATAAAATCTCATACGATAATTTCCTATCTGGCCTGGGAGTGACCGGGACGATTGTTCAGGATGGTGCTGTCACTGGTACGCCTGTACTCAATGTTGATGGAACTGTAAATAACATCCGAAACATTGAGGATGGTTCTGGGATTACATCCTCTGTTACTGCTGAGAACGGTATTGAGATAAAGCACAACTTCACGGTGGATTCTACCGGTGAGCCGTTGATGCAGAACACCACTGCTACAAGCCCGACATTTGCGAGTATTGTTGGTGGTACAGGGATTGATGTTGCAAC